CCAGAAGTGGTCGTTCACGCGCGCGGAGGTGGTCTCCATCGCCTCGATGATCACGTCCCAGCCGGCGATCGTGACGGAGGCACCGGCCGGCAGCGTCGGGAAGCCGGCGAAGGGCGTGGTGAGGGTGATCGTGGTGTCGTCGGCCGACGAGATCGTGACACCCTTGTCGAAGGCGCCGGCGGTGTTCGCGATCTGCGCGCCGGGCGCCCCAGCGTTAAGGAGCGGCAGCACCCACGCCTGACCGGATGCCGCGCCGCTGTAGGGCATTTCGACCAAGACCACCGTCGGGCTCTCGACGTAGCGGACCGGGTACGAGCCCCAATAGGTCCCGTACATGACGCCGGTGTCGAGCCAGACGTCGTCGTTCCAGACGAGGCCGTGCGGCGAGGCGTGGACGAGAGCGATGTAGTTCGTCGCCGGGCAGGACAGACCGCCGCTCGTCGTGGTGGTGATCGACCGGCCATTGGCGGCGGCGCCATCCGCGAGGGGCGCGTCGATCGAGACGGACGATCCGACCGCCTTGGCGGTGTAGCCGTGCGTTCCGGTGCCCGCGTTGATGTTCGCCGCGATCAGGACGGCGGTCGCGCCGCGATCGGTCGTGAAGGGGATCGAGGCCGTGAGAAGCTGCACGCTGCCGGCGACGGTGACGGCGTCGACTTGGCCGACGATCTCGGGACCGACGCTGATCCGTGCGCGGGCGCGCGAGCCGATATAGGTGCCCGCGCCGAGGAAGATGGAGCCGCGGTTCTCGACCGTGCAGGCGATCTTGGTGGCGAGCGCCAGCTTCACGAAGCCGTTGCCGTCGTCCGAAACGCCGAGGATCGGCAGGCTGCGCTTGGCGGCGTTGGTGAGCGTGCCCTGAAGGAAGTAGCTCTCGACGCAGGGGCCGCGCGTGTCTCCGCGCAGGCGCAGGTTGCACTTGGCGCCGATGCTGCGGAAGTTGGCGAACTTGGCCTCGCCGAGGGCGTAGAAATCGTAGGCGACCTCGTAGCAGCTCAAGGCCTCGATATTGGTCGCCTGGATGCCTAGCGTCGCGTTGATCCGGATCGCGTAGTTGCACTTCTCGAAGATGATGTTGACGAGGTTGTCGGCCGCGCCTGTGCCATCGAACTGCATGGCGACGTCGAGGTCGCGGAAATGCAGGCTATCGGCGAGGGAAAAGCGCCGGCCGTCTCCCTGGTAGACGAGACCCATCCTGCCGATAACGACGGCGCCGGTGCTGGAGAACAGCGAGAAGCCGGACCAGCGGGTGCGGAAGTCCTTCGCGATGAAGGTGACGCCGTCGAGCCGACTCGTGAAGGTGCCATCGCCGAGCGCGCCCATGCCGGTGCCGGTCGTCGGGACCGTGGTCGGCGTCGTGAGACGGTAGCTGCCTGCGGGGAGGCGCAGCGGCTTGCCCGTGATGGTCGGGAACTGGTTGCCGAGGACAGTCGCGCCCGCCGTCTGCCACGCGAGCAGGTCGGCGCCGAGGGGTGTGTCCTGCGCGGTGCCGTCGCCGGGCGCGGTACCAATGCCGAGACGCGCCTTTGGCGTCGCACCGACGATCCGGCTATCATCGCCCGCCGCAAGCGTGCCGGCGGCCATGCCAGTGTTCTTCGTGGCCGCGTCGCCGAGAGAGGAGGTATCGGGCTTCTTCGCATCCAGCTTCGCGAGGGTATTCGCGCTGGTGCCGGCGCCTCCCACTACGTCGCTGACCGCACCCGAGCGGGCCGCAGCGGCCTTGTTCGCAGCATCTGTCGCAGCCGCCGATATCGCATCCGACTTGGCCGCGTTCGCCTTCGACGTGGCATCGGTCGCCGCTGCGGCGGCCACGGCCTGATCCGCCTGCGCCGCCGCCTGTGCCACAGCCGCATCGCCGCCGGTGAGCGCGTCGGACAGTCCCTTGAGCGTCTGCCGGCCTGTGGGGGCCCCGCCAATGAGGTCCGCCACCTGCTCGTCCGTGTAGGAGCGGTCGACCGGACCCTGAGGCCCGACCACCATCGGCTCGGTCGCGATCCGGCCTTCGTAGGGCTGAGCAGGAATGAGCACTGGCGCCTGGGCCGGCAGGGCGATGCCCGCGGAGCCGGAACCGGGGTGCACACGGAACTGGACGCGACCGAGCCAGTCCGCCGGCGCCGGGTCGTTCGGATCGGGGTGCCAGAGGATGTCGGCGGCCACCGCCGTGACCGCCTTCACGCGAAAGGTCCGCGCGGCAACCGGCAGGTCGAGCGTGAAGTAGGCCGGCGCCGACCCGCTCGCCGGCACGAACACCAGCGAGCCGTCGTTCGAGTCCGCCGTCGCTACCGGCGCCCCGCCCTGCACGGCCGTGACCGCCGCCACGAGCCGCCCTCCGGAATAGTCGGCCGGGGTCGCGCTCGGGGCCAGCGGGACCGCGAGGCGCCAGTCGGCCGTGTCGAGCACGGCGGTCAGGGTCGCCATGTCAGGCGGTCCGGCCACGGTTGGAGGGCCCGTTCGGGCGGGTGTGGGGCATGGGGTCCTCGGATGGGCTCAGGCGGCGGCTTCGAGGGCTGCGACGCGCCGCTCGAGCCGCAACGCTCGACGGCGCGCGCAGGCGAGCATCAGCATGGCGAGATCGCCGTAGCGGACGCCAAGGCGGATGACGGGCTCGCCATCCGTGTCGAGCACGGGCCGCGCGACTTGCCGGGGGCGGTTCACGCGAACCATCACCGGCACCTCGACCATGACCGGTTCGCCGCTGCCGGCGGACAATCCGAGCGCGCCGCCATCGCGGACAGGCGCGCCGGCCTCGTCGAGGAGCGGCACCTTGCGACGCTTCAGCCGCCTCTCGGTGCGCGATACCTCCCGCAGCACCGCATGGTCGCCCACGAGAACGTGCGTCTGGTCGGCGACCTCGACCTCCTCGTAATCCTGCTCCTCGATCCAGTGGTCTTCCTCCACCGTCTCGACCTCGGGATCGGCGCACCAGAACGAGTACGCGGCGGGGTCGAGGCCACGCGCCCGCATCGCCGACCCAAGTTGTTGCGCGACGACGCCGGCGTGGATGCGAGCACCGTCCTCGCCCTTCGCAGCGATCGAGTCGAGGTAGCGGTAGAGGACGATTTCGACGTCCTCGATGGCGTCGAGAAGCGCATCGTCCGGCGGGCCGGAGATGTCTTTCAGCCGAGCGTCGGAGGTGCTGATCGTCTGGGTGCCGGCGTACACGACCGACCACTTCTGGCTCGGGGCGCCGAGCGCGTAGGTGTTGTCGGCCAGTGGCGCGATTTGCTGCGTCTGGGTAAGGCTCGCGATGAGGCTCAACGCGCCCCCGCCGACAGTCCCGTTGCCCCCGCTCGCCACGATGCGGCAGTCGTAGTCGATGACCTGACCGGAGGTGTGGAAGTCGAAGTACGGCGTTCCGCTTTGCGCCTGCGACCCGATCTCCACGCCGAAATTTGGCGCTGAGAGCGACCAGTTGACCGGCGAGAGGTCGGTGTTCGGCGCTCGGAGGATTGAGCCGCACGCGAGGTTCTGGAAGTCGAAGATCGTCGCGACCGACATCGCTGCGCCGTTGAAGGCGCGGGTCCGCATGATGGTGCCAGTCGGGTCACACGGATTGGCGCCGTTCAGGTTGGTGACGAGGAACTGATCCCGGAATGGTGTCGCGATCCCGGAAGAGTTGGTGATCGAACTGCTGATGAAGGCCGCATCGACCACATCGGCCATCTTGTCCGAGCGCTTGACGACGCTGTAGCCGTACAGGATGCGAGCCGAGGCGTTGCCCCAGATGCCGACGTTGGCCTCGCTGACCGCGACCTGCAGGACGTCGGTCGCGCTGTCCATCAGGTAGGCTTCGGGGTTCTGCGCGAAGAACGTCCCCTCGCCCCCTGTGAACGGACTGACGTTGCCTCCTGGGAAGGCGGTGCCGCCGTCAGCGGCGTGAACCGAGACGGTGTTCCTCATCCCGACGACGATACGCGCGGGGTTCCATGCCGCCGACGCCTGCGTGACGACCGTGTTCGTGCGGATCGTCTCCCGCACGCCCGTGCCGCCGCCGTAGCGATGCTGGATCAGCAGCGGCGAGACGGTGTGCCCGAAGTTTTCCGGCTGACCGTATGGATCGGCACTCGTGCCAGTCGATGAGCCGTTGTCGAGCGTGTCGTCGACCGAGATGACGTTCGGCGCGTAGATCTTGCCGTTCGGGCCGCCCCAGGCCGCATCCTCGAAGGCGCCGCAGAGCAGCTCGTTGGCATAAGCCCGCGCCCGGCCCTGTACCAGTTGGCGGCTATCGAGCCCGCTGAAAATGCCGACCGCCGGGCGTACCTTGAGCGCGGCTCGCCCACCGTCGGCGGTCGGCCGGTTCGGGATACCTGCACGCGTCGCGAACTGACCGTCCGTACCTGGGAAGAGGCTGGGGTTGAGATTGCCGGTGTCCCACGGAACGGCCCCGGCGAACGTCGGCCGCTGGCTGAAGTGGACAACGTCGTCGATGCCCCCGCGAAACGGGGCGCTGCCGCGCTCGTAGCTGTACCAGTACCAGTCCCTCGTCCCGTCGAGATTGAGATCCTGCCCGAACTGGTAGTTGCCGATGTTGATGGATGACCGCTTCGAGCCCGACGAGTGACTTGAAGTGCTTGCCGCGAACGCGACCGGCGCCAGCAGGCTCGGGTCACCAGCCGACAGGCCGCCGGTCATCACGTCGCCCGTTTTGCTGACGAGCTGCGAGACGTTGGCGGCCGGCCCCTGCGGTCCTTGGGCGCCCTGTGCACCGGCATCACCCTTGGGGCCGCGGAGCGGGCCGATGTAGAGCCAGGGCGGCGTGCCGGGGACATAGGTGTAGGCGTCATCGACGCTATAGGCCTGTCCCTGCGGATCGGTGCCCGCATTGTCCATGATGTAGGTATCGCCGGCGGACTGCCCGCTCGTCGGAAGCGCGCCGTAGTTGGCGACGCGGCCCTTGATCGTCGTGCCCGCGCCGGGGTCGCCCTTGGGGCCCTGAACGCCCTGACCGCCCTGCGGTCCCGTCTGACCGGCGGGACCAGGGCTGCCCTGGTTGCCCGGCGGTCCGACCTGCCCCGTCGCTCCGGTCGGGCCGATGCCGCCCTGATCTCCTTTGGGCCCTACCAGTCCCCTCGGTCCGGCAGGACCGGCGACGAAGACGGCTGGGGCGCCCGAGAGGCTCGCCTTGAACGCCATCTCAGGTCACCACCGTGGTGATGCCCCGGCGATGCTCGACCGTGCCGAAGTACGGCACGAAGGTCGCGCCGTCCGCGCTGGCCACGAGATCGTAGGCGTAGGAGCCGGAAGCCAAATCTTCCATCGCGTCCCTCATGACGGCCATGGCAGCGGCACCGGTCGCGCCGCCGTTGACGATGGTGTCGATGCCGGGTGCGGAGGATGCGAACAGCGAAACGGTCGCGGCGGCCGCGCTCCGGCGCAGCATCAGGTCGAAGCGGATGCCGGTGACATCGAGCGGGACGGGCATGACCGCGATGGCGAAGGTGTCGCCGACGACGAAGGCCGTCGCGCCCTGCGCGAGCGAGAGCGTCAGCCCGCCCGCCGCGATAGTCGCCCCCGTGACCCCGATGGCCGACGGAACCTCGTTCGGCGTGCGCACGACGTAGCGGGCCGGCGCGCCGGCTGGCGTCTCGACGATCTCGATCGTGTGCGTGCCGAGCGCGGCCTGAGCCGCCACCTCGCTCACGACGAGCGTCCCGTTGCCGGTGTTGCCGCTGGCCGGGTAGCCCGCCGCCTGCCCGGCGACGAGGAATACGAACGTGTCACGCCAGTCGGCGTTCGTGAACGTGACGATGTCCGCCGGTTCCGCATTGCACGGCAGCGCCAGGATGTTGGTCACGGCGCGGCCTCAGGCCTGGATCTGCGCAGCCAGCCGGAACAGGTCGTCGATCTGCGCCGCCGACAGCCCGAGTGCCGCGCCGAGCGTCTCGACGTGCGGGTTCGCGCGCTGCCACATGTTGGCCTCGGCGAACCAGATCGCGACCTCGCCGCCCTCCTCCTCCACGAGCACCTTCACCTGATCGAGGTAGCCGGCGCGGTGGAGTGCGATCTTGGCCTGAGCGCGGGTCACGTCGACGACCGGTGCGGGGCCGGCCTCGGGCTCCGGCGGCGGAATCAGCTTGCCCTTGTCATCGAGGACGTAGCCGACCTCGGCGCCGCCCTTCGGCACGAGCGTCGCCCGGAACTCGGGGGTGTAGAGGGCCTCGGGCGCGACACCGGACGGCATCTCGACGACCTCGACGGCGGTGCCGTCCTGGATGCGCAGCATGGCAGACATCGGCGGCTTCCCCTCAGTACTCGATGATGATGAGGCCGTCGGCGCCAGGGCCGCCGTTGCTGGCATTGCCCGCCCCGCCGCCGCCGCCGGCCCCGCCGCCGCCCGGATAGGCGCCGTTCGATCCGTTGGTGCCGGTGTTCGGGCCGACCTGGGAGCCCCCGAACGCGGGGGCGCCGACGCCGGAGAGGGCAGACCCGCCTGCCGCAATGAAGCCCGTGCCGCCCGCGTTGCCGGGCCGGCTCAGGACGTTGCCGCCGGAAGCCTGCGACCCACCTGCGCCGCTCGGCGTCGCGATGCCGTTCGCGGCGTACTTGCCGCCCTGGCCGCCGGGAGCCGAGACGAGGCCGCCCCAGGACGACGTGCCGCCCGCGTTGCCGTCGCCCGACGTTCCGGTGCCTGCGGCCCCGACCGTATAGGCGACCGTGCTGCCAGGCGTGCACGGCACGTTGATCGCCTCGGCATAGGCGCCGGAGCCTCCACCGGAGCCACCATTACCGGCACCGAGCGCAGCGCCGCCACCGGCCCCGCCGGCGGCCCAGACCCGGATGCGCTTGATGGCCGTGACGCCGGCCGGGACGGTCCACGTGCCAGCACCGGGCATCGTGAAGCTCGCCGTGCTCGACGCCGGCTGATTCGAGGTCAAGACACCGGCGAGCTGGAGGTTGGAACCGTCGTCGAGGAACAGCACGACCTGGCCCGCGATCCAGTCGCCCGCTCGGATCGGCGTGCCATCGGCGCGGACCACGGGGCGCAGACCTCGATTGTCGAGGTTGCCGGCGGTGCCTCCTCCGACCGCCGTCGCCGCCATCTTGATGCTGTAGGCGTAACCCGCGACGTAGCCCGCGATGTCGGGGGTGACGTTGGCCGTGAAGGCGCTGGCGTTGCCCTGGGCTTCGCCGTAGTGCCAGAGGGCGAGTGCGGGAGGGAGAGGAGCCGACTCCGCGATCTTGGCGGAGAGCGCCGCGTTGAAGTTCGCCAGCAGCCCAGCCTGATCGCCATTGTCGAGCGCATCGTAGTTCCGGCTCGCAATGAACGCCGCGACCATCGCGGCGACCGAGGTCGACTGTCGCCACGCGGTGTTGCACTGCGCGGAACTCGCCACCCCGCCGGCGAAACCGCTCAACCGCGCACCGAGCGCTGCCCACCCGGCTGCGGTCAGCACGTTGGCGCCCGGACCCGTGCCGAAGGGCACGAACTCGTTCGTTCCAGCCATGGTCGCTCTCAGGGGTTGGAGGGCGCGAACCCGCGCGAAAGGTCAGGCCTCGAGGAGGCGTTCGGGCTCGACGCCCCAGGCTCCGGCGTCGAAGCCGGAGACGAACTCGTTCTGAACGTCGAAGCCGAAGAGCGCCGCACCGTCGACGCTCGTCACGGCGTAGGTCGTCATCACGCCGGCCGGCTTGATCGGGATCGCATCCTGCGCCAGCAGCCCGAGCTCCAGGGGCCCTGGGATGCGGCCCGAGACGCCGATCGTCATGGAGACGTCGACGCGCTCGGTCGTCGCCTTGGCCGCCGCGGGATCGAACCAGTAGGCCTGATCGAACCCCTTTCCCTCTTCGTCGAAGGCGAACAGGATCTGCGGGTAGGGAACCTGCGCATTGTCCTGCACGAACACGTGCGTGGCCGGATCGATGAAGAAGACGTCGAAGGCGGCCTGCGCGCCCGGCACGGTGCCGTCCCACCGCTTGGCGAGGATGTTGGCCCGCAGCAGTCTCCGGTAGGTTTCGTCGTCGAGTGAGTAGACCCCGAACGAGCCGGAAAAAGGCCCTTTCCAGACGCCCCTGTCGAAGCCCAGGCGGTCATCGTCGAACGAGAACCAGGGCTGCGGAATCGGAAGTCGGACGGTGCGCGCCCGACCGACCCACAGTCCCACGACATCGAGTTGGGCGCCGATGGCCGTATCGAGATCGAAGACCGCGGGCAGGCCCGCGATGACCGCGCCGGCCGTGACGATCGGCTCCAAGGAGCCCGAAACCGTCGCGACGTAGCGCGGGTTCTCGACCTGCCAGGGCGTGATCCGACCGAGGTAGAGCGTGAGGGGCTTGGCCATCACACGACCGTCGTGATGTTCACGTCGCTCGGGTCACAGACCAGGGCCTCGTTGAACGCCGCAGCGATGTCTCCATAGGCATCGCTTGTGAGGTCGGCCCGCTTGGCGACGAGCCCGACGATCTCGAAGGTCGCGGCACGCGGGTCGTCCAGAAGGTTCGCCGCGGGATAGGCGCTGCTGAGCTGCTGATTGGCGCCGATATCGATGCCGTTCGTGTAGGCGGCGAGTGCCTGCTGGATCGCCGCGGCGACGTCGAGCGTGTAGCCCGCCTTCGGACGAAGCGTGACGTACCAGGCGATGGTGCGGCGTGCCGGGCGGAAGAACCGGATCGGATGCGGGATGCCGGCGCGATCGGTGAGAACCTGAAGTTGATCGCCGTAGGTGCCGACGCCGGGGCTCTTCTTGCCGGCGATGACGCTGGCGATGGTGGCGACATCGCCGCCCTCGACCACGGCCGTGAGGGTGTGACCCGGCGCGCCCGTGAAGCCGTCCGGGAGGTTCGTGTCGTTCTCGTAGGCCTTGACCCGCGTCACGCCCGTCACGGCGAACAATGCGCCGACCAGGGCCTCCAGGATGGTCTGCGCCGGGAGGGCCGTCGAAAGCGCCTGCCGCTGGCGCAACTGCCGATCGGTCTCGATGGGCAGGCCGACGGCCGCGGCGATGGGGTTTCCGACGGACTGCCAGCCGAGCGTCGGCGTGGCGATGGTGTCGATGGCGCCGCTCGGAGCCGCCACCGCGCCGAGGGTCTGACAGGTTGCGGTCACGGTGATCTGGCCGGCCGGCGGAATGATCACGCTGTCCGGCAGCGACCACAGGTTTCCGCTCTGATCACGTGCCGCCCCCGAGACGATCTCGGCACCGACCTGACCGACGATGAGCACGTCGGCGGTCGAGTAGGTCGCCGACTTCCTGCGGATCCCGTTGATCTTCACGACCGACGACAAGCCGGCGCCCTGAGCCGTGGCAGGCGAGAACGCGTTGTAGACCGCGACGGCCTCGCCGTTCGCATCATGCAGGGCGTTGGCGAGAAGCGCCATGAACTGCCCGTCCTGGCAGTCGGCTCCGAGATAGACATCCTGCCCGTAGATCGAGCGGTAGAGCCCCTGGAAGTAGCCGAGGCAGGCCGCGTAGTCGGGCCGCACGATGCCCGCTGCGGTGATCTGACAGACCGGCGTCGAGCCCATGTCAGCGACCGTCCTGCACGAAGGTGTCGACCGCGGCCGTCGTCGTCGGGCGGCCCTGGGCATTGCGGCTGAAGGCGGTGTCGATGGTGGCTGCGATGGCGAAGCCACGCGTGTCGCGGTTCAGCACGCTGTTGTAGGCCGTGATCGCGACGACCCCTGGCGAGCCGAGGATGCGCGAGCGGTAGACTGGATCGCGGGTCGCCTCGGTCCGCTTGCCGAGCACGCGGGTCTCGACTTCCGTTCCTTCGGCCAGATCCAGGAACCACTGTCCCTGCCAGAGCTGAAGCCGGCTCTCGACGACCTGGGCCACCGCGTCAGGCGTGTCATGGTGGAAGGCGGCCTGATCGCCCCCGAACACCATATCGCCGTCCGCATCCACGCGACGGACCCGCATCAGCGGCCCCACGCCGCCAGCGCGTACCGGGCCTGAACGAGGCCGTCCGCCGGGCTCTGCGACCCGGTCACCGCGAGCAGTGTCGCGAGGCCGAGCCAGAAGCCGATGAAGCCGCCGAGCATCCCGGTGAAGGGGCCTCCGCCGTTGCTGAAGGTGCTCGGCGCGCCGAAGCTCTTGGCCGAGGTGACCGCATCCTTGAAGTGCGTCTTGCCCGTCACCTCCAGGCCCTTCGTCGCATCGATCGACATGGCCATGGCGGTCTTCAGCGCGATGCCGGACTGCGGGTTGACGGCGATGGTGTGCTTGCCCCCGTCGGCCGCCATCGATGGCCCGTTCTTGGGGTGCAGGTCGAACATGTGCTTGCCGTCGTCGGAGCGCATCTGCGTCGAGGTGGTCGACACGTTCTCGAGCTTGCGCGGCGTCGAGCGGATGCCTGGGATGTAGATTGCGTCCGAGAGCGAGTGCATGCGGGCGTCGACTTGGCTCTGGATGCCGCCCTGCTGGTGCCAGGCATCGAGCGAGCGGCCGCAGAACAGGGCGATGCCCTCGTCCCCCTCCTTATGGGGATGCGTGACCGTCACGCCGCCGCCGCCCATGTGGTGGATCGGGCAGTCCGAGAGGACGGGAAGCTGCGTGAGCTCGCGCGTCCCGTCCGGCTTCAGCTTCGTCGCCTTCACGGAGGGTTGGAGGCTGATGGTGTGCCCGTCCTTCGAGTCGGCGGCGACCTTCACCGGCATGGCGACCCAGATGCCGGCCTTCACGGCATCCGTGATCGTGGCCAGCATCTCGTCGAAGTCGTCGTAGCGAGTGCGCAGGTCCATCAGGTCTGCTCCTCGGTGATGCCGCGGGCGTAGAGACTCGGCGACGCGCCGCCGTCGGCCTTGACGCACACGATCTCGGTGTACCAGTTGGGGCCGCGGGTATCGCCGTTGTGCTCGACGAGCAGCGCCTTGTAGATACCGTCCGCCGCGAGCCCGAGTTGGTTCTGTAGAAGTTCGTTGTTGAGCGCACCGGCGTAAGCCGGACTGAAGGCCGCCTGCTGGATGCTACCTTCGCTGATCCTAATCTTCTGGGCAGGCAGGATCCGGTAGTTGAGCAGGCAGCGCACGACGACGCCGTCGAGGGTCTGCTCGGGCAGCCCGATCATGCCCGTGTCGGAGTTCAATTCGATCACGCTGCCGGGAAGCGCGCTGTCGTTCTTCACCACGTTCAGGCGGCCGTTGGTGATGTGCCAGGACGAGCCGGTCGCGAAGCAGACCTCTCGAAGCAGGTCCCTGGCCATCCCGAAGCAGGCGAAGCCGCGCGGAAACTTCTTTGGGCCGAGGTCGTCGATGTGGCCGACCGTCACTCCGAACTCGCCGAGCGCCTTGGCGGCGGCGACGATGCGATCGCGGTACGTGTGGCCGGAGGCCAGCGACTTGTTCACCGTCGCGAAGTTGCGGGCACGCTGGGCGCTGGTCGCAAGAATGTGGACCACGGTGTCGGTGACGTTCTCGCGCAGGATGCGCACCTGAACGATCTCGCCTTTGAAGATGACCCCAGCACCGCTTTCGTAGCCCGCCTCCAGGGTGACGCTGCGGTACTCCTTCCGGATCGCCTGAGCCGTCGTCTTGGACAGGTTGTAGATGTAGATGTTGACGTGATGGGGCGTCGAGGAATCGCGCTGGTGCACGTCGAACCGGATGCGCATCTGCGATGCATCGAGCGCCTTGCCGCCACCCTCAATGGTGACCCGACAGACGCGAAGGTACTGCTCGCTCATCACGGTCAAGCGGTGGTGACGTAGAACAGGTGCGCCGTCTGACCGAGGCCGGGGTAGGTCGGGATCTCACCGGCCCCGCGGTCGGTCGTGACGTAGAGGCCGCCCGTGAAACCGAGGTGCCGGTGCTGCGCCAGCAGATCGACACCGACGACGAGCGGGATGCCGGCGACGAGAAGCACTCCGTCCTCGTCGCCGATGTCGAGCGTCCAGCCGCCCTCCTCCGCATCGTTCCAGAGTGCTCGCATCCGGTAGACAATGCCGTCCAGAGTAATGGAGAAGCGCTGCGCCTGGGGCGTGAGGGGGATCTCGAGGGCGGCCACGGATCAGGAGCCGAACACGTTGTAGGGCGACGCCTCGACGCCTTGAGGGCGGTTGTCGTTGTCGATGCCGTCGATCTGCAGTTCGCCCAGTTCGGCGGTTGGACCGGAGCTGAGACCGTCCATGCCGGGCGTCCCGAGCGATCCGAACGACCCGTTGCCGAGCGAGCCGCCGTCGGTGTTGAAGCCGCCTGGGTTGAAGGATCCGGCGAACTCGCTGCCGGTGATGGGCAGGCCCTGCTGGTCGCCACCGTTGGTGGTCCCGCCGGTCGTCTGCGGCGAGGCCTGATCTCCCGACTGCCCCGCACCGGCCGTGTCGCTGCCGGTGCTTGTGGTCTGGGTGGAGACGATCTTGATCTCCTGAAGTCCGCACAGGACCATCAGGGCGTTCTCGGAGCGGGCGTCGGTGATGACACCCAGCGCGCGGATCAGCATGTTCCGATAGACGCGCTTGCCGGTCGTGACCGTGAACGGCCGTCGGCTCTGCTGGAGTGCACGAAGGGCTTGGTAGACGTCCTGCGTGTACCCGGCATAGGCGGCCGATGAGTCCGAGAACCCGCAGCGCATATCGAGCTCGGCCGGCCGGGCGAAGGCGTGGTCCGTGATCGTCGCACCCTTCTCGACCGGGTGCTGCGTGATGATGAGCTCGTCGCGGTGCGCCTCTTCGATCACCACGTCCGGGATCACGGTTCCGATGGACCGGACGGGCGAGGAGATCAGAGCGTAGGTCAGTTCGCCGAGGAGGGACATGCGCCGCCCTCCCGGTTGGCGTGGCTACAGGCGTTTGGGGTTCAGCAGGCCACGGATGATCGCGTCGTGTCCGGTCTCGGGCTTCAGCGGCGACTGCATGGCCAGCGTTTCAGCGGCGATACGCTGCGGATCGGCCGCGCCATCCGCGATGCGGGTCAGAGCGTCGGCCATCTCCTCAAGAAGCTGTGCAGCCTCGCCCTCGGTGGTCTCGTGCGCTGGAATGCCCTCAAGCTCGCCGGCCAGATCCTCGGCCGTCTCGCGCAGGTCCGCAACGAGTTCGTTCAAGGGGGTGCGCGGGAGGGGTTCGGGCATGTCGGGCACATTGCAGAACATCGATTTGAGATGCAATCATAGCCCGTCTATCGTGCCGAGTGGGCAAACAACGGAACCCTGAGCTATGGAAGCGCTCCTCGTCGCGCTCGCGCTAGCACCGGTAACGATTATACTGTTTTTTATATTCTTTGCCCTGCTAGCTATATTAATTGCGATATTGTTCCCTAAATTCTCAAGAAGTTTTGTGATTGCTTTCTTGTGTCTAACAGTTGCAGCGTATGCGTTAACATATTTGCCAGATCAGCCTCGAGATGTCTCTACGACAAGCGGCGATCAGGCGGTTTCGACCTCAAAGTCCTTATCGGCGACCGAAGCATCGGGAGATGAAAGCGATAGTTATTGGAGTCGATCACTACGCACAGATCCTAAGAGCGGTTCTGAAGCTCGGGAAATTCCTTCAGGATCTCGGCCGCAGAACGGCGGCACTACTTGGACAGGGCCCGCCTCTGCGGTGCGAACACCTCCCACGCCAGCTCCAACAGGAAATCCAGGCCGTTGCCTGCTTCGGGTCGAAGGTACGACATATTTGGATGATGTCTGTAACGTTTCTATCAGTCAGGATGGAAGTTTCACAATAGGAACAGCTGAGCATCGCGAAGGCTTAACGTACTTCGCAATCGTCAATAGGCAAGGCGACGGAACTATGCTGGGTTTTTGGAACGAACGCATTGGAGCAACACACGCTCAAACCCCTCTTGGTCGCCTAAAGCGAAACGGCGCGTGCTGGGAGAATGCGCGCGCATCGGTGTGTGCTTGGCGTTAGCGGATCGCGGTCTGGGCGTTCCGCAGGCTCAACTCGTTGGATCGGTTCATCGCGCGTTCGACGAAGGCGCCGGTGGTTGCCGGGTCGCCCGAGCCATCGATCTTGATCGACATCGAGTTCTGCATCGTCACCTGATTGGACGTGCTGTTGTTCGTCGTCGAAGCGCCCAGTGGAGCGCCGGCGGTCGCCTTGCTGACATCGAAGCCGCCTGGACTGAAGCCGCCCTGCGGGAAGTTGAGCGGCGGAAGCCCTGTCGGCTTAGATTTCTGAGCGTCCTCGTAAGCTTTCAGTGCTTCTCGCGCATATCTGAAGCGACTTCCATAAGCCTTAACCCCCGCACCTTCGAAGTCGCGCTCAAACACACGCATCTCATCTTCAGATCCGGTTGCATTCTTGAGATTAGAAATCGCGTGCTTGTGTGTGTTCTGAAGCTCCCACTTCAGGAAGCCGTAGTTCGCCTCATCGCTTCGTGGATCAAGTCCACGCTGCTTTGCATACTCGAAGAAGCGGCGTTTGCGTCCCGGATCGGTCCATTGTGCCCAGCCGCGCCCCGGGCCGCCGCCGCCCTCCTCGAAAGCTCTGAAGCCTGCGCTCTCATGGCCTAGGTTGCCGAGTACGATTGAGGCCTTTTCCTTCGTGAGCCCAAAGTCGTCCATAAGGCGCTGCATGACCCCTGGAGACTTCTCCCGAAATGTCTGACCCCCGATGGGAGCGGTCGAGCCACCCCCGGCATCCGTCGGCGTCCCGATCCCCGTCTTTCGCTTCAGCCAATTGAGACCGCGCGTGAAGAGGCCGGGCTTCTGTGCCTCCTGATGGCTGTTGAGGCGAGCCTCGCCGTCAGCCACCTCGCTGCCCTTCCCGAGCCATGACGACACAACGCGTCCGATCGGGTCGCCTCCACGGGCGGTGTCGAAGAGGCCGAGCTTGCCGAGAAGGGAGATGACCCTCTCAATGACCTTGCCGATCTCGACGAAGCGGTCACGGATGAACCCGAGCTCCTTCGTCAGGTTGCCGCTCTCCAAGCTCTGCGTGAACTTCTCGACGGCGTCACCGACTCGCTTGAAAAAGCCCTCGATATCCTCGCGGTGCTCTTCGACCCATGTCAGGAGCGCCTTAACGACGCGCTCCAGCGCTGGGGCGAACTGGATCAACATCCGCTGGCCGACCGCGCCGATCAGGGCGCCGAGCGTCGTCAGGGACCGCGTGAAGCTGTGCCCGGCTTCGGCCGCCTTCTCGTTGTCGAGACCGACCATCCTGGCGGTCTGATCATACTCCTCGCGGTAGCGCTTGATCTCGGCGCGGTACTTGGTGAGGGTTTGATAGGTGCCCTCGTCGATGCCCAGGAGCGAGGCCATCTGCGCACCCGCGTAGTACGGGTGCTTCTTCTGGATCGCGTCGATCGCATCGGACAGGACGTCGATGCTGTCGCCCGCCTTGCCACCCTGCGTGGTGGCCACGCCCAAGTCGCGGATGAACTGCCCGACGCCGGGGTTCGTCCGCATGGCCCGGGCGAAGGACTCGACCGCGGACTGTGCGTTGGCCGTCGAGCTGCCGACCTGTCCGAAGGCGTAGCTCAGCCCCTGGATGTTCCTGGCCGTCGAGCCGACGCGCTGGCTCGTGAAGTAGAGGGTGTCGAAGTTCGCGGCGATCTTAGCGACGGCAGCCGCGGCGGCGAGCGCGGCCGCCTCGAGCGCCAGGGTCAGCACGGTGGCCGAGCGCGTGATGCCGGCGACCGTCTCTCGGACCTTGCGGCCACCCTGCTCGTCGACCTTCCAGCCGAGCGAGACCACGAACTCCTTGAGGACGTCGGCGCTCATTTCGTCTTCAGCGCCTCATGGATGCGGTGCCGGTTCTCGGTCTCGTAGGCCATCGCGTCATTGATCTCGGCGACATGCTCGATCGACAGCGGGCCTTCCAGAAGATCGGTGTACCGGTAGTAGCCGAGGGGGATCGGCCCGAGGATGAACTCGTCCCCGTCCGGCATCAGCGCAAGCTCTACGTCGAGGCTGTGGCCCCGCCGCTCAAGCCGGCGAGGCCCCTTTGAAAAAGCTCGCTATAATTGTCCCGCAGCACGTGGGCCGCAATCTGGAGCATCGCCATCAGGTCGATGTCCTGGAACATCAGCGCGCCGACATTCGGCGGCTTGATCCTGGCCCAGGCCTCACCCTGCTTCCGCTCGACGACCGCAAGGCAATGGTCGAGGATGTAGTCGGTCGCCTCGTCTGAAAGGCCGCCGATCGCATCGGCGAAGACCGGCAGCGCATTAGCCCCGCCCTGATTCGCGGCGAGGCTTTGGAGCGGTCCGAGGATCGGCGCCATCCGGCGCAGGACGTGGAACTGGGTGCGGGCGTTCATGCGCCCCGAACGATAGGTCTGCCCATCGACCTCGAACTCAGCCATGGCCGCCTCAGAGGTTCAGGGAGCCGTCGCCGAGGACGCTGTCGATGTCGAGAGCGTTGAAGGCCCACTCCATCGTGCCGCCGTCCTTGGCGTTGGTGTTCGGTGGGAGCCGGACGAAGGCGCAATCCTGCGCCGAGTGCTCGTCGCCCCAGGCCGGATTCGACACCGAGATGGTGTTCTGGCCGGTGT